GGAATACGCCTTCCCCGGCGTGACGGCCAGCGCCGGCTCCTCCGCGTACTCGCCGCCGTTACCCGCCGCCCCGCCTGCCGGGCTGACACCGCCGGTGCCGTTCGTCCCCGCCGTCCCGCCCGCCCAGCAGGCCACGTCACACTTGACGATCGTGCCCAGCGGCGCCGTCCACGTGAACGACCCCGGCGCCGTGAACGTGAACACCTGCGTGACCTGCTGCTGCGCCACCACGTTCGACGTCTGCACCTCGGCCAGCGGCACCCCGGACCCCGCCGCCGCCGCACCCGACCCGTCACCCTGCGACACCACCTGCAGCGGCGCCGCGCCCTGCCCCGCCTGATCCGCCGCCTGCACCGCCGACGCCTGATCACCCAGCGACCACAACGCCGCCGGCCCATCGGCCAGCATCTCCTGCTGCGTCCACGACAGCAGCTCCGGCTGCCGCGCCAGCCACGCCAGGATGTCAGCCGCCTGCACCTGCTCCAGCGACACAGCCGCCTGCGGGCCCTCCCACGCCGTCGGCAGCTCCGACACCAGCCCGTCGAACCGGGTATGCAGCACCCCGGCCTCATCCGGCACGTTCACCTGGATGCGGCGGCCGATCTTCACGTTAGGCGCATACGGGCTCGCGCTACGGCCCGCGGTGAACCGGCCGTCGCTGTTGTCCAGGGTGAGGGTGAGGCGGCCCGCGATGATCTGGGAGATGTTGTCCTGGCGGCCCCGCTGCAGCGAGATGCCGCCCTCGTACCGGACGTAATCCGACACGTCGGTCCACTGCGGCGCGGCGGCGAACGGCTCGGACGCCCACGCGATCAGCACCTGCGCCCGCCCCGGGTACGACGGGATCAGCTGCGGGCGGCGCTGCAGCCACGGCTGCCACGGCGCCGCGGGCGGCGGCGGCTGCTGCATGGCCTACCCCAGCCCCAGCGCCGCGCCGCCGCCGTGCCGCTTGTACTCCTTCAGCACCTTGACGATCTGCAGGCCGACCGCCTGCGCGTCCGTCACCACCCCGTGGACGTCCAGGTGGACGTGCACCTCTTCCGCCTTCAGGTGCGCCAGGTGCGCCAGGTGCTCCTCGTGTTCGACGTGGAGGTGGTGCAGGTGCTCCAGGTGGTCGGCGTGGGCGTCGGGGCGCGCGGCGGCGGCCAGCCGCGCGGCCGCGGCCACGACGCCGGCCAGCCCGGCATTCATCCCCGCCGCCAGCATCTCCGCGACCTTCCGCCCCGCCAGGTCCGGGCTGCCGGCCCCGGACAGCGGGCCTTCCCGGGCCGGGGAGAACGGCAGGAACGACCGGATCTTGGATACGACCCCGCCGATCGCTGACGCGACCGCGCCGATCATCGACTCGATCCCGTGGACCAGGCCCATGATGATGTTCCGGCCCGCCTGTACCAGCCAGCTGCCCGCGTCGGCGAAGAACCCCTTGATCTTGCCGGGGATCGCCCCGATGACAGCGATCGCAGCGGCCCACGACGCGGAGATCCCGGCAGCCATCCCCTTGAACGCGGCGACCACGTCGGACGCCGCGTGCTTGGCCGCGGACGACATCTGATCCCAGTTCGACATCAGCCGGGCGACCACGGCGGCGGTGCCGCTGATGATGGCCGCGACCGTGTTGAACGCGATCCCGATCGACTTCGCCACATCGGCCGCGTTCATCGTGGTCAGGAGCTTCCCGAACGCGACGGCGACCTTGCCGACGCCTTCCCCGATCGCGGTCACCGACGGGCCGACCAGGCTGGTGAACTGCTTCAGCCAGTCGGCGAACCCCTTGGACTGGACGAACCTGTCGGCCTGTTTCAGGAGCGGGTCCAGCGCTTTGGCGAACGCGGTGGCCAGCGGCACGGCCGCGGGCAGCAGGTGGGTGAGGATACTGATCCCGTCACCGAGGATCTTGAAGACCTGCGGCTGGAACGCCGTGGTCAGCTTGACGAACGCATCGTGGAGTTTCAGCGCCCCGGCCGCGGCCGGGCCCGCGTCCGCGCCCATCTGCCTGTAGATAGCCTGGTACCTGAGCTGCGCATTCTGCGCCGCCTGCAAGTTGGCTTTGGTCGGGTCGAGCTGCGCCTTCTGCTGCGCGAACCCGGCAGCCTGGTTCGCGGCGCCCAGCGCCTTGATGTCCCCCATCAGGTTGTTGATCGCCGGGTGGGCCAGCACGTAGAACGCCCCGGCCCCGGCGCCGGCCGCGGCGAACCCTGACACGATCCCGGTGAGCTCCACCAGGAGCGCCTCGGCCGCGGGCACCGCCGCGGCCAGGCCGGCGAGTATTCCCGGTGACAGGCCCGCCAGGGTGCCGGGCCCGGCGCCGGTGCCGCCCGGGCCGAGGCCGAAGAACGACCCGCCGATCCGGTTGAGCAGGCTGCCGCGGACCCGGTCCTCCTCGGCCTTGACCGCCTGCAGCTCGCCGATCGCCCGGCCCGCGCCGTCGACCCGCACCTTGATCTCGACGTCCTTGAACCCGAGCCGCTCAGCCTTCGCCTTGATCGCGTCAAGCTGCGCCTTGCCGTCCGCGTCGTCCAGACGGAACCGCATTTTTATGGCGTTGCCGTCCAGCTCTTTCGCCTTCGCGTTGAGCTCATCGAGCTTGGCCTGCGCGTCCCCGGCGTTCGCGAGGATCCGCATCTCGACCGTCTTGACCAGTGCCACGGATCACCCCCGGTCCGGCTGCTGCATGGCGGCGTTGTAACGGTCGACCGCGTCGATGAGCCGCCCGAAATCCAGCAGCCCCATCGCCAGCGCGACCGGCGGCGGGCACGCGCACAGCCGGGCCAGCGCGAACGTGTACTGCGCCCGCAGCCCGGTGACCGGCCCATCCCACACACGGGTCACCCACGCAGGAACCCGGTCACCGCCCCGCCGGCGGCCCGGGACGTCACCGGTCACCCACCCGGTGCCAGCGTAGGGTCCGGCTCATCCGGCTCCGCTTCCGCGGCGCCCACCAGCGCCTCAAGCTCAGCTTTCTCCGCGGCCACCAGGGCCTCATTCAAAGCCAGCGGCAGCAGCGCAGGGTCACGCCGGCCGATCGGGCCCGGGTCTTCCCCGGCATGACGGCGGATCGCCCACCACGCCGCCTGCAGCGCCTTCGTGTTCGCCGCCGACAGCTGATTCGACCAGTCACCCAGCCCCTTCGCCCCGGTGAACTTCTCGATCTCCTCGCACTCGGCGACGGTCAGCCGGGTGAAATCAAAATCGTAGACGGTCCCCTGGTAGTCGATCTTCACTCGCGGTGTGCCTTCCTGCTAGCGGTACCCGGCCTTGATAGCCCAGTCGTCGATGATCTGCGCGAACTTCTCCAGTGCCTGGTTAGCCCGCTGGTCAGCGGCCGGGGCGAGGAACGGCCGGTGCTGGTTCGTCACCCACGGCGCATCCGGGCGGCGGGTGCCGCGGCCGCCGAACACGGGATGCCTAACGCCCGGGACCTCGTTCGGGTAGGCGGGCGGCGCGCCGGACCGGATGAACACCTCCGGGTAGCTGCCGGAGGTCCGCAGGGACGGGGGGATCCGCGCCGACCAGCCGGCCGCGTTCGCCTTCGCCGCCTCCGCGATCACCTTCGCGGCCTCGAGCAGCCGGTCAGGCACCGGAACAAATCCGGCTATTCAAATTGCCGACGATTCCTTTGAGACCAGCTTCACCTGGATGACCGGGTTCGTGCCCGACCCGTCGTCATACGCCTGGAAGCCGACCTGCTGCGGGATCACGTCCGGGCCGCCGATCGTCGCCGCCGCCGTCTTGAACTTCACCGCCGGGAAGATGAACGACAGCCGGTACGGGTTCGGGCCGGCCGCCACCCCGTTCGCGTCGTTCCCCGCCGAGTCGAACTTGGTGAAATCGACCTGCATCGCGGTCGTGCCCGCCGACTTGAACACGTCATAGAACTCGGTGCGGGAGAAGAACTCGGTGGACAGGGTGCCGGTGATCGTCGGGATCGCGTTCTCGATCGGCTCGCCCTTCAGCCCGGCGTTCCCCAGCCCGAACCGGTCCACCTTCATCGGCGTGTTCCCCGTGATCGTGATGCCGTTGACCCGCGACGCGATCGACACGCCGCTCGCGATCGACGTCTCGCCAGACGTGGTCGACGCGGTCCCGCCCAGCGTCATCACCGACGCGTCACTGAACGCGAACAGGCCGTTCGGGGTCGGGTAGGACGCGGCGGCCAGCGCCACCGAGGTCAGCTCGGTCTGCCCGTCACAGGTGACCTTCAGCTCGGCGATCTTATTGTCGCTGCAGCTGAAATCCCACTGGGTGACCTTGACGCCCAGGTAGGAGAACGGCTGCACCGTGATGCCGGAGATCTGCGGCCGGCCGACCTGCACCGTGGCGTACAGGCCGGCCTTGGACCCGTTGGTGTGGTTCTGCTTGTACGCAGTCCCTAGTACCAGCGTCGGCGTCGTCACCGACGAGCCGAGGGCGTGCTTCCACCAGAACCCCATCGAGTCGGCGACCGCGTTGGACGCCGACCCGATCGTGTGCTCCATCACGATGTCGCCCTTGACGTCGAACCGGGACTGCACCGTCCGCGCCGACCGGTTGTACGCCTGCCCGGCCTTCAGGCCCATCCCGTCCAGCCAGTTCGGGGTGAAGGTCAGCGTCTCCGACAGGAACTCGTAAAAGTGGGTGACGGCGGTACCCGAGTCGCCGTAGGACGGGGCGGTGACAGTGCCGACCTGCCCCGACAGGCCAGACGCGTAGGTAGGCACCGGTTACATCCTCTCTGCCAGGCTGGCGGCCGGCGGGTCGGCGGGTTCCCATTTCGGCGGCGGCCACACGATCGGCGACACCCCGTCGGGCTGGAAGTCGGGGACCTCGACCTGTTCGCCGTCCTCGACGACCCGGCCGAGGATGGGCACGTCGAGCGGGCCGCCGGAGATGTTGGTGACCAGTGACATGCGCGCTCCCGTACTGTGATTGTGTGACCGTCTGATGTAAACCGCGCGGGGTGGTTGCGCGTCTTATTGCCGCCGCACGCGCACCGGGAGGGGAACCGTGTCATACCAGCAGCAGCCGTACGCCGGGCCGCAGCCGCCTCAGCAGGCACCCCAGAGCGAGCCGCGGCGCAGGCGCCGCGTGTTCCCGTGGGTGTTCCTGGCCGTCCAGGCCCTGTTCCTGATCTGGGTGATCACGGCCGCGGCCAGCGGCGGCAGCATTCATTCCGACGCGGTGGCGTACTGCCACGCCCACCCGGACCAGTTTCTGCCGTTCAGCGAGTGCGTCAGCAGCTACGGCGGCGGCGCGAAGGCCGGGACGGCGATCGGCGCCGGGCTGATCATCATGTTCTGGGCTGTCGTGGACGTGATCCTGGGTGTCAGTTACGGGGTGTGGCGGCTGGCGCGCCGCTAGCCGCCGATCCGCGCCTTGAATACCAGGTCGAACGCCAGCCGGGCGACCGCGCCCTGCTGGGTGTTGTTCTGCAGCAGCTGCAGCGCCGTGATCCCCGGGTCGGCGAACAGGGCATTCCCCCCGAACTGGGTGCTGTCGGACTGCATCAGCTGCTCCACCGCCGCGACGATCCCCGTGACCGATGTGCGGACCGTCTTCAGGTCGTCGGTGCCGGCCCACGCCTCCGCGCAGCAGTGGATCGTGATCATCTCGTCGCGGCCCAGCCGGCCCAGCGCCGCCCACGTCTGCGACGAGGCCGCGGCCGCCTCGACGCCGGGATTGTCGGGGTCGGCCAGGCCGACGAACAGTTTCAGGTGCGCGTCCAGCCCGGTCGTCGCCGGCCCGTCGAACACCGTGACCGTGGCCGGCGCGGGCGCGGCGCCGAGCGTCGCCGCGGCCGTGAACAGGCCGGTGAGGTAGTCGATCAGCGGGCCGATGCGGCTGGTGGTGGTCATGCGGTAAACACCTCACTGCCCGCCGCCGCCGCGATACGGGGCACCAGTTGCGCGCCCGTTCCGCGCCCCAGGATGAACGACACAACAGGCAGATCCCCGCGTATCCCTCCTGGTCGCAGGAAGGCGGGACAGATTACCGTGAGAGCATCAGCACCCCGGAGGACGCCGCCGAGCCATGCACGCGGCAGGCCCGGCACCAATGCCAGCCCGTCGGCGTGGGCGCGCCATTTGGCCAGCCAGGGCCGCAGGTTGCTGAACGGCGGGTTCATCCATACCAGCCCGTCCCACTGGCACGTTAGGCCATCTTCGGCCGCCGTGAGGTAACGACGTGCGGGACAAGTCCGCCATTCCGGATTGACCGGGGCAGCGACATCCATGTCGAACACCAGCCCGGCCGCGTCAAAGATCCACCGAGGCGTATACCAGTCGTCATTCGTCAGCGCCACATCGGCGCTGGCGACCTCGAACAGCACCGTCATAGGTATGCCTGGCTGATAAATGGTATTCCCCCCTGAGAACCATCCAGCAATTCAGCGGCCTGGTTCGGCACCGCGAACCCGAACCCGGGCAGTGTCACCATGTCGCCGGGCCCGCCCCCCATGATTGACGGCCGCACCGACGGGCCGTGCTGGGTTTCCCACAGGTTCTGCAGGATGATCCGCGCCGCCGTCCCGAACGCCGCCGGCACCTGCCCGCCCCACCCGGCCACGTAGGTGACGTTGACCTGCGGCAGCCACGTCCAGAACGGCCCGTAAAACGGCAGGCCCAGCTTCCGGCGGATCAGGCCCGCGTTGACGTCGAGGTCCAGGCCGGCGGAGATGTCGATGACGCCGCCAGCCGCGCCGGTGATCTGCGTGACCGACACCAGCGGCCGCTGCCGGACGGGGATGACCGTCTGGGCGTTCATCATCTCCGACCGCTCGCCGCTGATGGCCCGGTTGACCAGCGGCCCGCCGGTGTACCGCTCGAGGCACGACTGGATCGTCGCCACGTACGCGGCGATCTCCGTGTCGCTGGTGGTGGTGGCCTGCGGGATGTTCAGGGCGTCTTTGGCGTCTTGCAGGGGGAGGACGGCGATCTCCCCGAACGGGTCGAACACGTCAAACTCGCCGAAGGAGACGCCCGCGCCGCTGCCCGTGCTCGTCCACGTGTACTGGTAGTGCCCGGCGGCGGCCAGGTCGGTGACGGGGACGTCCTGGTGATAGGTGCCGGTGGAATCATTGGCCGGGCTGGAGTAGGTGCCAGTGGTCAGCCAGGTCCCGTCGGCCTGCGCCAGCCTGACCAGCAGCGTGAGCGTGGCGGGGTTGACCAGGGCGCCGGTGACGTCGGTGACGGTGGTGGAGAGGCGCACCGGCTGGTTCAGCGGGTAGCGTGCCACCAGGTTCCCCTCTCTACGGTGCCGTGGTGTCCGTGCCGCCGCTCGCGGCCGTGACGGCGGTCAGGATGGCCAGCGCGACGTCCGCGGCCGTCAGCGCCGATCCTGGCGCGGTGACGGCGGTCAGCAGGCCGACCGTGAACGGCGGCGGCGGCGCGGGCGGCGGGAAGTACAGCCGCTGCTGCGGGTACAGCCGCCGGTCCGCGTGGGTGGCGGCGAGCAGCGCCCGCCGCAGCCCCTCGGCCCAGGCGGCCAGGACCGGGTTGAACGGGATGTCCGGCGCGGCCGGGTACGCCCGCTGCTGCCCGGCCTGCCGCCGGTCATAGTGGGTGGCCGGGAGCAGGTACCGCATCGCCGTCCCGGCGCCGCCGAGGAGCTCGTTCTCCAGCAGCGCGGTAGCCAGGAGCAGCGGGTCGGCGACGTAGCTTCTCTGCTGCGGCACCTCACGCCGGTCCGTCACGTCGGCGGCGCGGTTGTACAGATGCCAGTACGGGCCGCCCGCGCCCCACGCCACCGTCAGCGGATCGGTGACCGCACCCGACGGGTAGAACGACGGGTCGGAGACGTAGGCCCGCTGTTCAGGGACCTCACGCCGGTCCCAGTACGCCGCGGCCAGGTAATACCGGATCGTGTCCCCGCCGCCGAGCAGCTCGTTCTCCAGCTCGGCCGTCTGGATGAGCAGCGGGTCGGCCAGCCGCGGCGGCTGCTGCGGCATCCACCAGCGCGCCGCGTGCGTCGCCGGGGTCCGGTAGTACTTGCCGGTCTCCGCGCCGCCGAGCAGCTCGTTCTCCAGCTGGGCTGTCGTCAGGAGCAGCGGGTCCGATACGTACAGCCGCTGCTGGGGGACCTCGCGGCGGTCGGTGATGTCTGACGCCCGGTTGTACAGGTGCCAGTAGCTGCCGCCCGCGCCCCACGCGACGGTGAGGGGATCTGTCGGCGCCGAGCTCGAGTAGAACGACGGGTCGGAGATGTACAGGCGCTGCTGCGGGACCTCGCGGCGGTCGCAGTGGGTGGCGGCCTGGTGCTGGTGGCCGTCCAGGTAATCCTGTCCGGCCAGCAGCGGGTCAAGGTTGTTCTGCGGCGGGTACGCCGACGGGTCGCTGATGTACAGGCGCTGCTGGGGGACCTCGCGGCGGTCGTACCAGGCGGCCGTCAGGCAGTGGCGGGCGGTGTCGGCGCCGCCGAGCAGCTCATTCTCCAGTTCCGCCGTCTGGATGAGCAGCGGGTCGGCCAGCCGGGCAGGCTGCTGCGGGACCTCGCGGCGGTCGTAGTAGGCCGGGAAGCCGTACCGCTGCGCGGTGCCCGCCCCGCCGAGCAGCTCGTTCTCCAGCTCGGCGGTGGCCAGGAGTCCCGGCGGCGATATGTAATTCCGCTGGTAGAAGTACTGGCGGCGGTCCCGCAGGTGGGAGTCGCCGTACAGGTGGCTGTACTGGCCGTCCGCCTGCCACGCCGTGTCCAGCGGCGAGGCCAGGGGATTCGCCGCGGTGGCCACGGTATTGGCGTCGCGGCGGTCCCGCTGCGCCCACGGCGCCGGCGACAGCGACGGAACGGGCAGGGGCCGGGGGGTCGCCCAGGGGATAGACGCCGCCGCCGTCGCGAGCAGCGTGACGAGAATCTGCCCGTTGAACTGGGCGGCGCCGAAACTCCCCGAGTACGTGACGGTGCCCGTGCTGGACAGGATGTCATAGCTGGCTTGCAGCCGGTCGCTACCTTGCGACAGCGTGGACTCGTTCACCCACGGCGACGACGGCCCGGTGATCGTGGTACTGAACGCGTAGGCGCACCCGATCGCCAGCTCTGACGCCTGGGTGGTGGTGCCGCTGGTCACCGAGAACGTGGAGTTCGTGCCCCCGGCAGAATCGAACGTGGCGGACTGGTCCAAGATGGATGATGTGGCGAGGCCGGAGAACTCGAACACCCACGCCATGGTCACCAGGCCGGTCGACTGGGTGATCGCCACGGCGGTCTGCCCGCCCGCGCAGTTCGGGTCCGCCCAGACCGCCAGCTGCTCGGCCCCGACGGCCAGGTCACCTACGGCTTTCAGTGACGCCCAGTTGTCCGCCGCCCCGCCGAGCTTGACTGACGAGACTGAGGACGTGCTGCTGCTGTTCCCCAGCGCGATGCACGCGACCAGGCAGTTACCCGCCGTCGTGTTCGAGCCGAGGGTGACCGTCACCGAGCCGGCGGCCGCGGTATTGCTGGCCGCCTGGACGAAGGCGATACTCACGGGGCATCACGTCCCGCGCGGCGCATCAGAGCTGCTCGGCGCACGCCGGGCACAGCACCCCGGCGGGGGGACGCCAGTCCGCCGCGTACCCGTTCGTCACCACGACCCGGCCGCACAGCGACCGCGCATAGGCCAGGTCCCGGCCCTCTGCGCCGCCGTGCAGCGCGACGGCCTGCGGCGCCGTCCACGAACCGGGGCGGCACACATGCCACCAGCCCATCGCCCGGCGGCCGTCCTCCACGCCGAGCACGGCGAGTTTCCCGCCGACCCGGATCAGCTGCGTCAGCTGCCTCCGCGCATGCGACTCCGCGGTGTCCGGCTTCAGCAGGACAGCCCCGGCGAACATGCTCACATCCGCAGCCCGGCGGCCAGCTCCGCGGCCCGGTCGGCGTGCTCGGCCAGCCTGACCGCATACGCCTGCGCCAGCTCGCACGCCGCCTCGAACGACGGCGCCTCCAGCAGCTGGTCCGGGACCATCCGGTCCGGCGACACCAGCCGCACGTGATACACCTGCGACGACGGGTGCACGCGGACCTCCGGCGACCCGTCGACCGTCACCACCTGCTCGCCGCCGCCGACGTCGACGAGGTTGAGCAGCGCGGCCACCTGGCCGTCCGCCGCGGCGACCCGCGCCGCCGTGACCGTCACCGGTAGGCCCATCATGCCCCTCTCGTCCTGAACACCAGCGAGCACCGCTCGCCCGGCACGTCCTCCGGCGGCACGGCATGCTCCCACTCGGCCTGGAACCCGGACGGCATGTACACCAGGTCACCGTCACGCACCGGCATCAGCCACGGATCCCGGCCCGGCCTGCGCACCCCGAACGTCCGCGTCACGCCCAGCGACAGGACCGCCTGCGCCGCGAACGGCGTATCCGCGTGCCAGCCGCAGCCAGCGCCGTCCCGGTACGCCTGGAACGCGGCGATCTCGAACGCGACCCCGGGGCGCCTGGCCAGCGCGGCAAGGAGCACCGGGCCCCGCTGCTCCAGTTCCCGCGGCCACGGCTGCCCGCCGTCCTCCCACAGGTAACCGGTGGCCCGGTCCTCACCCGGGGCGTACCGGAAGCACCTGCGCAGGTCATCCAGCAGCCCCGGCAGGAGATCCCCGGCCCAGCCGGTGAAGACCTCCAGGTCAGGCAACTGAGCTATCCTGCATACTCCAGCCACTCCATGCCTGTCGTGTACGACGCCGACGCGGGGGCGCCGGGGAACTTCAGCGCCGCGAACGCCGTCGCGGTGCCCACCATCATCCACCGGGCCTCCGGCACCGGCAGGTACAGGATGCCGTTGACGATATTGAAGCCCTCCTGCCACCACTGGCCGGTCACCGTGCCCTCGATCGTCGCGGTGATCCCGGACGCCGACGTGCCGCCGACCGCCTTCGACGCCTGCATCGACTTCTGCGCCGGGAACGGCGTCTGGCTGGTGACCGTGGACGCGGAGGAGTTCTGGTTCAGCTGGATCCGCGTCTGGTTCGTGGTGGTCACCGAGTCCTGGTTGCACCAGCAGCGGGTGAACTCCACCGCCGACGCGGCAGGCGCCAGGACCTGGTTGACGGTGATCGCCGTGGACGTCGCCACCGACGAGCGGATGAGATTGTAAAGCCCTGATGGAGCCGCCATCGGTAGCGCCCTTTCCTAGATGAGCATTGTTGTTTTCATGTGACCGGCCTTGACGCCGGTGTGGACGTGCACGGGTATCCCGGCCGCGCCGAGCCGCAGGCAGAACGTCAGGTCCTCCCCGATCAGCGCGGAGCCGGCGACAGACTCGCGGAACCACGGCGCCGCCCGGTCCGCGGCCCGCTTCTCCACGGCCAGCAGCGCGTCCCGGTGGATCAGCAGGCACGCCGCCCCGGTCGCCGCCACCTGGACCACCGTGTCATCCGGCCACTTCTTGTACCGGACGAAGCAGATCTCGCCGTCCGGGGACTCGGCGAGCTCGTACATCGTCGAGTAGGGCTCGCCGCCGCCGTTATCGGTGTTCTGGCTGTAGCACAAGCCGCCGACCACCGGCCGCTTCTCAGGGTGGGCGGCGGCGATCAGCCTGTCAGCTGTGTCCGCGGGGAACCACATGTCGGTATCCGCCATGAACAGCCACGGGGCGGCCTGGTCCTCCAGGAACGACCGGGCCACCATGTTCCGCGCCGTGGAGATGTTCGGCCCCGACCCGACCGCGATCACCGAGTCAACCGGCGTCGCGCCTTCCATGCAGACGGCCAGGAGCGACGCGGCGAACTCCGCCCGGACGATGCCGCCGTGCACGTACCCGATCACCACGCGGTCAGCCACGGCCGGGCTTGTCTCCCAGGTAGAGGTGGTACTGGGCGCGGATGCTGCCCCGCTGCGGCGGCGCCGGGTGATGCCGGCGGCACGCCGACCAGGCCGTCCCCTCGACCGGGAACCGGCCTATCCGCCAGCACCGCGGCTGATGGCAGTTGTGCTTGCGGACCAGCGCGGCGATGATCCCCGCGTATCCCAGGTCTGACCCGAACCCGGACCAGAACCCGTACCAGCGGCCCGAGACGTCATCGACGCCCAGGACATGCAGCAGCCAGCCCACGGGTCAGCTGGTGCCGTACATCTGCAGGCCGCCCTGCACGGTGCCCGGGTAGTCCATGCCGCCCGGCCCCAGGTCCCCGGATTCGGGGGTGACACCGGGGACGCCCGCGTTATCGCCAGCGCCGGCGCCCGCGGTGAACTGCGGCACGCCGCCCTGGGTGGTGCCCGGGTACGGCGGCCCGGCGGGTCCTTCCCCCTGGATGGGGTTCTCCATGTCCGGGCCTGGCCGCAGGTCCTGGTTCTCGTAGTCGGGGAACCCGGCGAACACGTTCGACGACTGGGCGCCCTGCGGTGAATCCAGGATCGCCGCCGCCTGCTGCTGCCGCGGGCTGTCCCGGTCAGGGATCCCCGCACCCGGCCCGGAGCCCTCACCACCCCCGGACAGGTTCATTGCCGCCTCCGCCGCCGCCGTGATCCCCGCGATGTCCTGCGGCGCGGAGATGTCATACGGCGCCGGCGCCGGCCCGGTGCCCGGCGGGGTGACCTTCACATACCCGGCGGTGTCGCCGGGGCCGCCGTACGGGGTGACCTCGTCCGGCGCGGCCGCCGGGTCCAGGTTCGTGAAGAACGGGTTGCCAGCCATCTAAACTGCCTCTCCCTGGTAGCCGGGGGCGCCCTGCTCGCCGCCGTAGTCTCTGGGCGGGTCGAAGAACGCGGCCGCGGGGGCCGTGTTCCCCACGCCGGCGCCGGGGTCCAGCGGCGACGGCGGGAAATCCATCAGGTCCCCGATCGTGGAGCCCACCCCGAACGTGTCGGACTGGTGCTCATGCCAGCGGGCGTTCGCCGCGGCTGCCGCCCCGGCCACCGTCGCGGCCACGTCATCGCGGCCGCCCGCATCCGGGTCGCCCATCACGTCCACCGGCGCCAGCGGCCCCCCGTAGTAGGGGGTCATGTCCGGGCCCGGCCCGATCGCGGGCATCTGCGGCGCGTCGCCGGGCGACCCGTGCACGTCAGCCACGTCAGCCTGCCATTCCGTAGATAGGGACACCCGGCTGGATGGTTCCCGTGTCGTACGGGCCGGCCAGGTCACCCACGTCAGCGGTGTGCGCGTCAACAGCCGCCTGGCAGCCGCTGATCACCGGCCCGGCCTGGTCCACGCCGAACTGCCACGCGTCCCGCTCCCGCGGCGACAGCGCATACCGCGCGCCGCTGGGCGCCGAGCCCGCGCCGTACAGGTCCGTCGGCTCCATGGCCTGGACCGGGCCCATCGCCGTCCCATCAGCCATAATTCCCTCACGCCTTCGCTTGCAGGTACAGCTTCGTCTTCGTCGCGTCAGCGACCGTCTGCACGATCCTGAACCGCATATAGGGGCCCAGCACGTTAAACGGCGCGTTAGCCCCGGCCGTGATCGTCACCGCCGTGAAATCCGCGTCCGCCGCCGACCCGTCCGTGCCGTACTCCACCGTGACGACCGTCGTACCGCCCGCCACCGCCAGCCACCCCAGGCACTGCGTGAACCCCGTCGTATCCACCCACGGCCCCACCACCGGCGACGACGCCACCGTCACCGGCGTCAGGTACTCCGCGACCCGCTGCCCGTTACCGACTGACACCGCTCAGCCCTCCCAGTCCCCGGTGATCGTATGGGCGGTGATGCCGTCCGGCAGCACCGACAGCAGCCCCGCGCCGCTCACCTGGGTTGCCAGCGCGGTGGTCGAATCCCAGAAGTCACCGCGTTTCACCTCGACGTCCACCCCGGCGACCTCCACGGAGAAGTCCTGGTTCGCGATGAGCAGCGACATTACCCAGCCTCACCAGAAACCGGTGAAGCCGGCCGCCGCGGCGCCGCCTTCGGCGTGCTTTTCGGCTTCTCCTCGCCGAGATCCAGCTCCTTGAACAGCTGCCACGGCTGCCGGCCGCCGCTGGAATCCGCGTCGCGGCGCACCAGCTCATGCCCGTCGGGGAAGATCTCCCCCTTGTTCACCGCCTGCGCCGGCCGCCCGTCACCGAACTCGGCGGAGAACGACTGGATCGCCTGATATGCCACGGGTGCCTCCTACAGTTCGGGGCCGTTCGGGTAGGTGACCAGGTACTGGGCCAGCACCCCGGTGATACCGCCGGCCTGCGACGCAACCGGCGCATTCGACGTGAACTTCGCCGGCTCGGCCACCGCCACCGCGGAAGTGACCGAGTCCCGTTTCGCGCCCTTGTTCACGAACACGTTCGTCGTCCCGTTGTTCCAGTGGAACGACTCGATCGCGTACACCGCCGCCATCAGGCCACCTCCTCAGTGGTATTTCACCTTCTGGCGGGCGGTCCCGTCCCGCCGGCGGGACCGCCCGCGTCCTCCGCGAGGTCAGAGACCCTTGGTGACCCGGAAGCCGTTCGGAACTGCCACCGTGGAACCTGTCCTCCAGAACATGAACCATCCGGCCTGGCCAGCCGGCAAGATGCCGCCCGTGCCCTTGACCAGCGGCTCGTAGATCAGCGAGACGCCGACCCGGTCGACGATGATGAACTGGCCGAAATCGCCGAACACGGCGATCAGCGACCCGACGGCCTGCGTGCCGCCGAACATCGTGGTCGACTCGTAGATCGGGGCGCCGAGCAGCGTCTCCGGCTGCCCCTTGCCCAGGTTGGTCCAGAACGACGCGCCGCCGGCGGTGTCGAACTGGCGGGCCTTGTTGATGTAGGTGACGTTCATCACCCACGCGCAGCCCGGCGCATTCCTGAACCTGGGCGGCAGCGCCCCGTGGGTGGCGTAGATGTCACCGATCGCGAACACCAGCGTCGTCGCCGTGGTGACGACGGTGGTGGCACCGGTGATCACGCCCTGCGGGACACCGCCGGACCCGGCGCCGGTCGCGAACGCCGCCTCTTCCAGGCGGTCCTTCGCGTCGGCGAGGAGCCGCGGCAGCTGCTGCCCGAAATCGGTGTCCTCAAGGACTTCATAGGAACCGAACACCCACGCCGCGGCCTTCTGCGGGGTCACGACCACGTTCCCGACGGTCGGGGTGGTGTCACCGGTGATCGTGCCTTCAGTGAGCCACGCCGCGTTGACCCCGGCGCTGGTGACGCCGTTCCACGTGTTCGACGTGGTCTGCTTGACGTTGCTGATACGCCGCCACGGGTTCGCCGACCCGGTGTTCGTCAGTATGATGGTTGGCGTTTTTGTTACTCCCCGCATTAGCGCACGGGGGGCCAGGTCATTTCTGCCTGGCTCTGCATCTTTCCCATCGATGCAGACCGGACTATATCTTCAACTCCAGCCCTGCTCAGCTATGCCGGCTTCACAGGTCTGTCGGAGTTGCCTCGCGTGTAGTCTCTACGGACTCCCCGGCACGGGTTGCCTCGGTATTCCCCTGATCTAGTTTGGCGGGGTTCACCGATACAGCGTGGTTTTCACTAGCACGTCACCGTGCTAGGCGACCGGAACTTGATCGAGTACGAACGGCAGCAGGTATCCGCCGTTTGCCAGGGTCAGCGACAGCGCGGCACGCTGGGCCATGCCCTGCGGGTCCTCCAGGTACGCGCGGAACGCCTCCTGGTACTCCGGTGACCCGGTGGTCAGGATGTGCTCGGCGACGCCGCGGCCCAGGCTGCCCGGGTTGTCCTGCACGAGCCGGGTGGTGTTCTCCGCGAAGTCGTGTGCCAGGTTGCCCCGCTTGGCTTCCAGCTCGATCGCGTCGAACGCCCGCTCCCGCAACTCCGACGTCCGCACCAGGTGCGACCGGACGGCCTCCAGCTCGCCGTACGGGTCACGGCTGGTCCGGATCACCAGGTCCGGGGTGCCGTCCCACCGGGAGCCGCCCGCGTCGGGGGGTTCGAGGTTCGCCGGGTCAGAGGCCGCGCGGGTGATGCCGCGGACCTTCTCCATCCGCTCGATCAGCGGCTTCGCCTTGCCGTCGAGCAGCTCCCAGCGGGCTACGAGGGTGTCGCGCAGGTCACCGGAGTCCTCCTCGGTGACGCTGTCGTCGTCCTCCATCCGCTGGAGCTCGGTCTTGATCCTCGCCTGCTCGTCGAGGATCTCCTGCAAAGTGGCCATCCGGGCCACGTCCTTTCGGTCTGGTTACCAGACCAGCCCCTTGCTCTCCCGCAGCTCCTGGGAGCGCAGGCGGTACAAGGCGTGCTGGTGATACCGGGCCGAGTGCTCCTCTGCGGGGAGCGGGTCGTTTCCGGCGAAGGCGGATCCCTCATCGGGAGAGAGTGCCTGCGCGTGGTCATATTCATCCGCGTCCGGGACGCCTCCCGGAATGGACATGCGGACACCGAGGATCTCGGCGCCCGTGTAGGCCGGCCACAGGACCGGCCCGTACTCGCGGAGGCCCAGTTTCATGCGCCGGACCGTGCGAAGATTGCCCGCGCTGTCGGGCCGGTGCCGGTCACCGCGGCGCAGCTGCGGGTCGGAGCGGATGATCCGGCCGACAAAGGACTGCGCGGTGATCGACCCCTCGCGGATCTTGCTGAGCACCCGCTGCGCGAACGGGTCCTCGATGTCATACCTGGTCCGGGTCAGCAGGCCGCGCGCCTCGGGCTTTATATCCACCGGGACGCCGATCGGCAGCTGGAACTCCGGGGCCGGGGTTCCCTCCATCGTCTTGCCGTGGTTGTACAGCACCTTGATGTTGGCGGCCAGGCCGCCGGTATTGCGGGCGGCGAAGGCGATCGCGGTGTCGAATGCGGTCCGGTCGATGACCTCGACATAGTGGCCTTCGTGGTCCTCGATCTCGGCTTCCTGGTCGAATACTGCGGCATATGCCTCAACGATGACGCCGGGCCTGCCGTCAGGGCCGATGCTCTCGGAGCGCAAGATCTCGATGTTCTCCAGCGGGTACAGCCGCGTGAACTCGGCACGCGATGACGAGCCGCCTGAGCCGCTGTCATCGCTGTCGATGCCGAACTTCTTCGCCGCGGCGCGGATCTTCGGCATCGCCCGGTCGCCGAACGGTGACTGCGGAGCCCTGGACAGGGCATCCCGGGTGTGGGCGGCGTCGTGGACAGGGAAGTGCCGCAGCGACCGGGGCACGGTGCGGCCCGAGGAGTCTTTCTTGCCGCCTGGCTCGATGTACGCGAACGCGTCATCCGGCAGATCATTCTGGCTCGCGGTCGTGATCGCCGCCCGCTGAGTATCCAATGCAGACCTCCCGGTCTCCTTCTTGACCATTTCCGCGTGCTGCGCGGGCCACATCCCGGTAGCCGCGTGGTGAGCCAGGTCGCAGTACCCTTCCGGGTCCGCGATGTACTTCCCCAGGTGATCGACGCACCTGCGGAAATCGTCAGGCTCGCCCCACCGGATCTTCGCCGCGCCCTCGCCGTGCACCCAGTACTCGTGGAGCCGTTCGGTGGCCCTGGCGTCGCCGGGGCTGGTCTCGGCCATCAGAGTCTCGCTGCCTGCGCGGTCAGCTGCGACGCCTGCGTGAGAAGGCTGCTGATCTGGCCCCGCAGGGCGGAGATCCGCTGCTTCAGGCTGGCGTGACGCGCGGTCGCCTTGTGATGCGCGGCCGTGTGATGCTTGTGCGCCGCGGCGGCCTTCGCCGAGTGAGCCGCCGACGCCGCGTGATGCTTCGCCGCCGCCGCGGATTTCTGCGCTGCGGCCTTCGCGGTCTTCTGCTGCTTCAGCAGCTGGTTGAGCTGCTGCTGGAGCTGGTGCGCCTTCTCCCGGTCCGCCTTCGCCCTGGCCAGCAGCGCCGCTTTCCGCGCCGCATGCGACGGCGAGGACTGCCCGTGACCGGACGGCTTAGCGCCCTTGCCGCTGCCCTTCGACGGGCCGCCGCTGCCGCCGCCGCTGGTGAACTGGCCGCCCGTCGCGGACCCCGCCGGGGCATGGCTGTGATTGAACCGCTGCGCCGGCGCCGCCCACTGCCCGGCCCACTGCGCCGCCCACGTGTCAGCCATAGCCGCCTCCGGTCAGCGCCCGACGCGCGCTCGACGGCCGCGCCAGTGGCCTGGACCCGTTCCCGCCGTCACCCGGCGACGTGCTGCCGACTGGCAATCTGCCAAGTGTCGGCGGCAGCGGCGTAGCGGTCGCGCCCGGCTGGCCGGGCTGCGGAAGCTGATGCTGCACCGGCGGCGACGACCCCGGCGTCCCGATTCCCCCCGCCTCCAGCTGCGACAGGTCCATCGACTCCACCGCCGCGACCGCCGACTCGTGGGTGTAACCGGCCTGCACCAGGGCGAGGAGCGCCTGAGCCCGCACCAGGGCGGCCTGGCCGCGCTCCATCTCGCCGTCCTGCAGCGCCGCGATATCCGACGTGTCGAACCACAACCGGTTCCCCGCCGGCACATCCAGCAGCTGCTCCAGAGCACCGCACACCGACCGCCACTGCGGCCGCGCCCACAAGTTCGCGAACTTCGTCATGCTCTCTTCGAAGCCCCGGCCGGCCCCGCGCAGGGGTTCGAGGCCGACCAGGACCCCCGGAACGCCGCACGCAGCCAGGATCCGTTCAGTCCCGGCCGCGGAGACGTTCGAGAAATCCATCTGCACCAGGCTGTTGCCGATCACCGTCGCGTCAGCGCCCTGATCCAGGACCAGCGTCTTATACGCATTATTCGCGGAACCGTACCGGGCGTGCATCCGCTCACGGATCGAGTCCACCGTGCCCGGCTGCAGCTTCTGGCTGTACTTGATCAGCAGATTCGGGCTGGCCGAATTCTGCAGGTACCGCACCTTGTGCTGCACCAGGCCGTCATCACCCAGCACATCCCGGTACACCGGCGTCAACGGCGCCATCCCCCGGAAATCAGCCTGCGGGTCAGGGATAGGCGCCCAGTGCACGCACTCCCCGGCCGGCACCATGAACCCCTGCCCCTGGTCCAGCTGCGTCTTCGGCGGCTCCCACCAGTACCCCAGCGGCCGCCGGTAATAGCCGCCCCCGCCCACCTGCACCCGCTCCGAAACTATGGTCGTCCAGTCCGGGCGCAGGCGCACCAGCCTGTCCTCACCCGGCGCATCCCAGATATACGCGTTCCCCGCCAGGAACACGTCCTGCTCCATCCGCGCCAGCAGATGCGCCGCCGTCGTATTCGGCCCGAACGGCACCTCAAGCTTCGCCAGCGTCATGTTCCCGAACAGGTGCTTATCGTCCTTCGCCTGATACTGGAACGTCGCCTCCGAGAACAGCGACATCCGGGCCAGCGACGCACCGAACACCACCGCATTCGACGCGTTCGTATTCTGCGCCCACGCCGTCAGCTGCGGCAGCACCGCCTCCCGGTCCGCCGACGAGTAACTGCTGGTCAGGACGGCAGCGCCGCTAGCCTGGCCCTCCCAGTAGCCGTCACGGCGGATCAGCCGGTCCAGGAGCCTCACGCCGGCACCCACCGGCCGTCGCGGATGAACCCGTGGTCACCGCACTCGCACAGCAGCGACGGCGAGAGCGTCAGCGGATCCCAGGATTCAACCGTCCAGAACGGGCCGCTGAAGTACGCACTGGCGGCCGGGGTATCGAAAGTAATCGCGCCCTCGCAGTAACCGCCCTGCGTGCCAGGATTGACGCCGGGCAGCTTGTGACGGACGAGCCCGGTCACCCGCGCAGGCAGCTGGTCAGCCATATCACGGTACTGCGGGTTAAGGTCCAGGTCGGGATCCCAGTCAGCGAACCTGATGCTGTGCCCGTCGCCGAGGTCGATCTCTGTGTTCACGACGCCCGCGCCCGCTCGAGGACATCATGCAGCGTCGGCACCTGGTGCACCGGGGGCGCCTGGACGCCGCGGCCGTCATCCCGCAGCAGCGCGTACACGCCGACCGCCACCGAATCCGCGACGATACCCAGGCCCAGCGCCCACGTCCCGATCAGCGCCGCACCGCCCAGCACCCCGGCCAGCGACACGAGCAGCAGCACCACCGACAGCCGCACGATCGCCTCCTCAGATAGCCCAGACACCAGGTGCTGACAGCTCGAGCCAGCGGCGGAACGCCCAGCATGCCAGGGTTGCCGCGACGAGCGGCGACTGGTCGACCGTGACGCGCCGCTCCCACGCCTGGGCACCCGCCAGGGCTCGCTGCTGCGCCGCCTGCACCGCCGCCGTCAGCGGCGGCTGGCTCAGATGCGCCAGCTGCCCGTCGTTCACCAGGTCGAGGAACTCGCCGTGCGCCGTGGCGACGTCCCCGGTCTTCGGCTCCGTGACCAGGATCCCCGCCTCGGCCAGCGGCTTCAGCAACGTCACCGACTGGCTCCTGGCGTCGACCACGACGGCCACCGGGTCATGCTTCTCCCACAGCGACTGGAGGCGGCCCACCGCGCCCCGCGGGTGCTCATACCAGACCAGGTCCACCAGGACCCGCGTCCCGTCCACCTCACGCCCGGCCGCCACGATCGCCGCCTTCTTACGGTCCTCGCTGATCTCGCACGCGAACGCGACCTCGCCGCTCACAGCCGGGCCCCGGGCGCCGCGCAGGCGTCCCACGCATCCGCCGAGATCGTCTCCCACGAGCCGCCGTCAACCGGGTAATCACCGATCGACAGCCGCTCACGGGCGAACGCCTCGGGACCTAGCGCGGCCCGTTCACGCTCGATGTAATCAGCCGTGATACGGCCCGTATGCATCCCCGGGTTCGCCCGCGCCCACTCCGCAGGGTCCGCCGGGTCGTAGCCGTTCTCGTCAACGGACCACTCCAGGAACGCCAGCGACCCGTCACCGCCCGCCAGGCCACGCCGCCGCACCCGGCCCAGCTGCACCGACCCCGGATTACCAGCCGTCGACGTGTACCACACCTGCGGATCCGGCCTCGCCGTCAACGTCGGCAACAGGGCCGCCATCTCCTGGTCACCGAGCTCATACGCCTCGTCGAGAATGACCAAGTCGGATGTGAACCCGCGGCCCGACCCGCTCGAGCGGGCCACGAAACGCAGCCGCTTCCCGTCCTTCAGCTCAATCGCCTCAGCACCCGCCGCCGTCCGGATCCGCGACACCCGCGACTCAAAATCCGGATGCCCCTCGATCACCGACCGGATCCGCAGAAACGCCTCAGCCGCCGTCTTGAACTGATGCGCCGAATGCAAGATCAGCCGCACATCAGGAAACAGGAACAGCGCCGCCAGCTCCAGCGCCTCCAAGACGGTCCCCTTGCCGTTCTGCCGGGCGACGATCAGGCACGTCTCGAAAGCCGCCCACCGGCTCCCACGGCGCCGCAGCCCAGCCTCCAGCACGAACTGCTGCCACGGATCCAGCTCGAGGCCGGCATGCGCGGCGAGCTTCACCGCGTTGCGGCCCGACTCGTCCCGGTCGGACGGCGGCAGCCAGCACAGCCGCGGCTCCTGGTCACCCAGCAGCGGCACGCCGCGCGGCGAGCTCATCAGCGCGGAGGGCATCGACAGCCGTCCTTTCCGGCCTGGCGTCCTTCGCGGCGGCCCGCAGGTCGTCTAGGAGGAGCCGGAGTTGCGCGGCGGCCGCCGCAGCGGCCACCGCGCCCCGGGCCGAGTCGATCTGCCTGGCCAGCGCCACCGCAAGCGCCGCCGAGCCGTCCGACTGGACCGAGCACTTCAGGGCACGCAGCTCAGCGCGCACGGCACGCTCAACCGGCCCGGAAGCCGTCACGGACAGTCACCCCCGGGGTGGTCACGGAGCGTCACGGAAACCGGGGTGGTCACCCTCCGTGAAGCCCTAGTTTGGCCTGTAAAAATGTTTTTGGCTGCGGGCGGGTCATGGGGCCAGGCGTGCGCGCTGGGCGACTCGAGCCAGCGCGTTTCCGCAGGTCAGCGCCACGCGGCCTGCCATGGTCGGCCAGGCGGCGCGGGCGGCCGCCGAGGGCCGATGTCGCTGTGCGTGTCCGCCACTGCTGGCAGGCACGGAACGTGACCGCGAATCTGGTGACTGTCCGTAGCATTACGGCCGGGGCATTATGTCCGCGGCTCACCATGGCCGTGCGGTTTGCCAGGCCCGGGCCGGGCGGCGTGCCCGGTTGCCGCGGATCGCGCCCTCTTGCCGGTTGTGGTAGCGGCAGGACAGGCCGGGCAGGTAGCCGGTGCGGGTGGCGTTATGCGGCAGGTCGAGCCAGCGGCGGGCAAGCTCGCGGGGCCAGGTGAGCGGTTCGCCGCCGTGGGCGCACAGGTCGCCGGGCCGGTAGGCGGCGAGGCGGCGTTCCCGTTCGGCCTGGTGCTGGCTGCCGTAGCCGCGCTGGGCGGTGGTGCCATGGCGTGCCCACCGCTGCCAGTCCCGCCGGGTCCGCGCCATGGTCAGCGCCGCGTCAATGCGCGGTGCTGGAGCCAGCCGCCGATGTATCCCACGATCAGCATGGTCGAGCAGCCGAGGATGTAGGCAACCATGGCTCAGGCTGCTCCCGTCATCAGGGCATGCGGTCGCGAGCACATTAAATCACGGGGTCTTCGCTAATTCACAGCTGGAACACGCCACCCGCGCGTGTCATGTTGTCCGTGCATGGTGTTTCCGGTAGCGGCTGCGGCAGCATGGCCAGCTGGGTGACGGCCTGATGGTAGGGCAGGTACGGCTTGCCGGCGGCATGGCGGATATTGTTGCCGATGCTGACGAGCTCGAGGTTGGCGCGGCGGTTGTCCCAGCGCAGCCGGTTGCGGTGGTTGACTTGCATGGCTGGCGGGATCTCGCCTTCGGCTGCTATCCAGATGACGCGGTGTGCCTGGACGCGCTGAGGGCCGACCTGGACGTAGCCGTAGATTTTCGGGCTCATCCGCTCGGCGCGGCTGCCATCGGGGCAGTACAGTTCGCCGGTTTCGGTGTCGGCGCGGATGAGCTGGCGGTCTAGGAGGGCTGAGGCTATCCAGTCGTTGTCGGTGAACTGTTTGGCTGTGCGTGCGGCTTCCTGCGCATGGGCCTGGCGGATGGTGGCGGCGTCGTAGAGGCTCCATGGGTGGCCGACGCTGTCTCTGCGGCGGCGGCCGGCGGGGGGGATGGCGGCGATGGTGATGAGCGTGCCGATCTGGCGTTCGGTCATGGGCGGGTCGACCATGACGGCGGCTTCGCTGCGGGTGACGTCCATGGTTTATTCTTGCAGGTCGCGTCCGGTAATTTGGGTAATTCGGTTGTGGGGGATGAGTGCGGCGTGCAGTTCCATGAGGGCTTTTGATGAGTAGGTGAGCGCGGGGTTGCCTGGTTTGCCTGTGCGCCGCTGGCCGTCGGGTTGCCAGCCGAGGGCTGTGATGATGGCGCGGAGCTGCCGTTCGGTGACGGGCGGGTCGAGGATGGCGGCGGCTTCGGCGAGGGTGAGGGTGACCGCCTGGACCATGGCATCCATGGTGCCCGATCATGCGGTTTCCCATAGCAGGCCCTGCTCATTGGCGTCCCGGACCCAGCCGAGCGCTTCGGGCAGGCGGAGATCCGGGCCGTAGCGGATGAATGTCCCGTCGGCGCTGTCGCAGCCGATCGCGCGGGCGTATCGCATCCGCTTCAGCGAGTTGACGCGGCCCATGTGGATACGCTTTCCGCGCAGTCGTGCTTCTGCCGCCAGGTCGCGCACCGGCTCGCCGAGTTTCCATTCGTCATCGCCGCCGATGAACAGCACGCTGAATTCATCCCAGGGGACCGGCAGTCGTTCCTGCCCGTTCTGCGCGACGAAGGCGCGGGTCTGCGCATGGTGCGGTCCGTCGTAGGCGAGGTGGCAGCGCTGGCACATGGCTTTCAGGTTGGCCTCGTCGCAGTTTTCCGGGGTGTGGTCGAGGTGGGCGACGGTGAGCACGACCATG